ATGGTGAACCGCCTTGCATAATATAGTAACCGGCTCCAGCAATAATTAAAATAACAAAAAGTGCTAATACTGCAATTACAGCTGACATGGTATGTTTAACATGTACTGAGATTTAATTTTATTATGCTGCATCTTTCATATCTTTCCATTCTTGTGGAATTGCATAACTGTATTCTCCGGCAGCTGGGTCACCACCTGGACACGATTTTTTCCAAGCTTCATCGCTTCCGTGATTGGTAGCGCTATATGCACACTTTAAATCATTGTCCCAACCACCTGGGTAAGACCCTTTGAATTCGTCTTCGGTTTGCCATTCCATTTTTGGTGCACACCCAGCTGAACCACTGATTCTAGGACATTTTCGAATTTTTTTTGGTACACCTCTCGATAAATAATCAACACAAGATGTTGCGGTTTTACTAAATCTATCATCACCTGCGTCGTTATAAGCCCCCTCTGACCCTGCGCCTATGTCGCACGTAACGCAATTACCTCCACCGGTTGCTCTATGATTTAGACCACACTTACTACACTCTGTATCCCCCTTTGCAACTAAATCACCTGCTGGGTGTGTGTATTTGTCTTCACATTTAACACATTTTCTGCCTTTTACATGGTAATTCTCAGCGCACTGTTTACAGAACGTGTCTTTATATTCTGCAGGGTCGTCGCCAGCTGGGTTAAGGTACTCTTCACCACACGCAACGCATTCACCATCCTTGATGCGGTAGTTTACATCACATGGTGCAGGTGCAGGTCCAGACGGTGTGGGTGCTGCTGGTGTAGACGGTGTTGGACATCCGTACCCCCAATCGCACGATTTCCAGTCCTTAAAATAAAATTGGTACGATCCAAATCCTATTAAAATTGAAAGTACAACACCAACTAAAATTAATACTGGTAATGGAATCATGATAGTATTTTATTATACGATTACATTTTATTATCTCGAGTAGTATTAATAAACATGAGTCAATTAATGCTTGACGATGAAAAAGTCATGAGTGATGTAAACCCATATGCAGACAAGGAAAACTTTTTCCCTCCTGGTACGAGCCGAAAACAAAATGATTATAAAAAATATAAACCACCAGTAGACGAACCCGAAGAAGAGTATGTGAGTCCAGCGTGTGATGTTCTTACAATGGGTGTTGGTAGACTTGGGTATCGAAAAGATAAGTGTTCGTTATCTAGACCTCTCATTCCAGGAAGAAATATAGACCACGGGATGACGCAGCGAGAACGTATGGATTTCGATAAAAGTGAAGTTAAAAAGGAAGTTAAACAAAATGAGATTTCGACATCAACGACACTTATCAGTATAACGTGTCTGATTCTATTAATTGCAATACTCTAAATAATTTTTCAAGCCTGTAATCACTAGTACATGTTTCAATAACTTTTGGTAGAGTTGTTAAACAGAATTCACGCATCATACGTTTTTGCCAACCGCACGAAACGTTAATGAGAGGTGGTATAAAACTTGGGTCTAAAACCTTAATACAATTCATAATACGTATGAGTGAATATGGATTATTATTTTCAAGCATGAGATTTTCCAATTGTACAGAAACCATTTTACGTCTAGTTTCTGTAGTTTTGTCTATACACGTATCTAAAAACTTTTCGTACCGTATCGATGTGTTTGCATGAGGTTCAAACCTTGTGATAGGTGCTATTATATTTGTGCTGAAATAATCCGTGAATGTTTCGTATCCAAAACCTTCTATATACTTATCGTATTTTATTTCAATCATGTGTGAGTTTTCATAGTCTAAATCTATGATTTGTTTAGCTAATTTTACGAATTGGGTCATAAATTTATTTAGCTTAAAGTCTTTAAACTAACCCAAATTTCTTATCCGAAGTAAACTCAAGTTTCTTATTTAATTGGTTTAATTCAAGATCTTTTTTATGTTCGATACCTTTACAATTGTGTATTTCGAGAATAATACACCTAGAACAGAAATTACAATTGCAATATTTACAATTTATTGGTATTCCCTTTTTTTTACATCTAAAACAAGGCATACTTACATAACCTAAGTTAGCTTTATATTATATTTTTTTAAGTATTAAAAATGAGTACGATTTCATGTTTAAACAATGACAACAATACTAATTTTAGGTCTATTGCAAACAATATGTTTTCTTATATACTTACACTAAACGAGTTCCGTGATAATATACAGAAAAATATAAGACCGTCGTGGATTAAGCTTACAACAATAACCATGGTATCGAAATTTGAAAAGAAAATTGATCTCGAAAAGTTTAAACGCGCTTTTCGTCTATTAAATGTACTCGATCTTTCTAAAATTACAAATTCTAAGTGTCGATTTGTATGGGAACAGAAACAAACAACTTTTTATAATCAGATAACAATGGTTTACCACGATGCGTATAGTACAAAATCCATTAAACTGTTCCCGAACGGGAGTATACAAGTTGCTGGGTGTTCTGATTTGGTGGATTGTAAACGAATTATAAACCAACTCTCTTATATATTCAAATTAATAATGGGAGATACATCTTTTATTGCACCTATTGAAACGTTCAAGGTTGTTATGATAAATTCTAATTTTAGTTTGAATTATAAAATAAACCTTTTGAAGGTTTCTCGACACTTTAGTAAATATCCGGATATTTTTAGGGTTTCGTTTGAACCCGATAAGTATTCGGCTGTGAAGGTTAAATTCAAACCAGCTAATGATATGAAAGAAATAACAACGAGTATTTTTGGTACGGGAAAAATCATAATTACAGGTGCAGAAACATTAAAGGAGGTGGCTTATGGTTACAATATCATAAATACTACCATAAATGATATCGAAGATGTACGAGTTTCTCCATGTGAAGATTCTAAGAAGGAATTATTCGATCAGATTTCAGGACACAAAATTGAAAGTTTTATAAAACACGCCAAAAAATTAGGGTTCAATTCATGGAAATTGACAACCGAAAATAGACAAATTAATTTCTAATGTAATACTAATATATACAAAATGTCTCAAAGATTGGGAATGGCCGACGGTCGATGCTATACTATAAATACATCTAGCCAACTCTACACTAACTATATCATGAAAGAGAATGGTATCAAATATGAAGATAACTATTCTTTTCGTAAACTTCTCCAAGAAAAGGGTCCAGAACTTTTGAAACCATCCCAGGCGCAACAAAAAGATCAGTGTGGTTCCTGTGATAAAGCCCTTCTTAAAATGCCAAATATCTATTAATTTTTTTAAATACACGTGTTATTTTTAAATCTAGATAAACTATATAATGGCCGCTATAGCAGTTGGTTTATGTTTTTTATCTACATTATCATCATCTTTATGTGTACAATTTACGTCTCTTATACCAGGAACTAAAAATCATATCATTAAAAAGTATAAATTAGACGATTTAAAATCGATTTTCGATGATATCGATAAAACAGTGGACATGGAGAGTGAATGTAAAGATTTTTTAGACCGCATAGAAAAATTTGAAGAAGAAGTTGGAAAAATAGAACCAAAATTTAATGACGTAAAAAATATATGGGATTTACGTGGAACTTATGATCCCGATACCCTATTAGAAGAAGCTAGAATTAATATGGATGAAACCGAAGAATTAGTGAGAATACTTCAAGGAATGTGTGTATCTGAAACAGACAGAGACAAAATCAAAGAATTTAAATCGCGATCGGATGTTATATTATCTTTAGAGGAAGGTAGTGATGAACTTCCCGGTGAATGTGCTAACTTGACTTCGTTTAAAGACGAAGTGGGTAGTATTACTTTTCCAACACACGAATGGAACAATAAAGATAAAAGGTTCATGGAAAAAACATACGATTTTCTCGATCAAGTACAGAAAATTTGTGAAGGTGCGGAACAAAGAACGAATAATGAAAATACACAGGATAATGAGTAATAATACGATTAAAAAATTCTTTAAGTCTTCTAGATAATGACTCAATGTGCCATATGTTTGAACGAAGTTCGACAGACAAGAAATAGTAAAGCTATTCGGTGCGGACACATTTTTCATTCACATTGTCTAGAAAAATGGAAAAATAAAGGTAACGTGACGTGTCCCATATGTCGAAAAGTGTTTGATGGTTCTAAATTTAGGGTACAGATTACTGTATTCAATGATTACGAATCGACTTCGAATACAGTATGTGTGAGTAATGAATTTATTTTTGATGCATTGGATATTATATTAGCTGTCGAACACGAGGATGATTTAACGAGTATTCTTGACGACTTTGGGATGCGTGTGACCGACTTTGATCCCTCTATTCTTAACGCAGAATGAACTACAGTATTTCTTATAGGATAACCCAGGGTAATTCCGAGATGCTTTTCGTGGGTCTGTTATTGCTTTACCCTTAGCATCTACTAAAAGTGGACCAGTCGCCCAACCACGTTTGTGACTAAAAATGTTAGCCTTGAATTTTAATATTCTACCAGGAATGCATTTACCACCACAATTTTTAACACGACTCAATGGAACTTGAAAAAATCTGGCTATACTTTCATACGTGTTTCCTCTTTTCACTTTATATTCAACAAACCCGTGTTGTTTATAAAAATGAAAATCACCTTGTCTAAAGTAATTTTTCTTATCACCAGGTGCAACAAACATCATGATTTTGAAATGATTAGGTTTACATTTAGTTTCTGCATCGACTTTATAAATTTTTTTAGGGTTATCTGCAATAACGCGTTGAGGTAATCCTTTACAATGTGTGTAAGTGTGTTTTAAATTTCGAATACCAGCCCGTTCACCTGGGACACTTTTTTGCATACGGTGCCTTTCATAATCACCAACTGCATACGCGTAACAATTGTTATTGTCTATACCAATTGCACGACCCCATAGTCTTTGGGTATAGACTGGTTCGGAACCACTCAGGGGGAGACCATTATTAGTTTTGTTCCTCATTAATAATATCACAGAAAAAAATATTATTAATTAGTAAAAATGATTAGAGACCTTGCCAACGCCAAAAAAATGAACCAAGTTTTGACTGAAATTCTTGTTTTTGTTATTACGATTCTTATTAGTACATTCGTACTCAGATTCGCGTGGAACAAATCGCTTGTTAAGCACGTTACCGTACTTAAACCAATCAGTACCTTCCTTGATGCGTTTATTCTTTCACTCTCGATAGCGGTTGTTCGTGGTATTTAAATTTCTTTATAACCTACAACTTCTTCACCATCAGAACTTTTCATAACTGGAAAAGCTTCAATTCCATCGCAATTGCCTTTTTCGCAATCGATGAATTTGTGAGGTATTCCTTTCTTTTCTAAATACGCCAACTGCTTTTTCGTCCACCCACACCAAGATGTACCATAAACTGTCCACTCCTTTTTAGACACACCACCCTCTGGTGCTGGTGTATTTATTTGTGTTTCTGTTTTCTTACCTGTATTTATAAGGATATACACATCTATCAGTAGAAGTAATAATACAGCGAGCATGTTATTATACTTATTTGATATATTTTAATTTTATATTTTCACATAATTTATTTATTGTTTTACCATCCGTGTTTATACCCATATTTTTAGCTATTTTTATAAGTTCTGGTTTTCTATACGACTGACATTTACGCGTACCTATTCTTATATACCCCTTGTTTGTCATAACAACTTTAGGTACTGATTTAGGAACTGGTTTTGGTTGAATTCGAATACCAGGCCGTTTTAATACCGTCTTTTTAATATTTTTACTCGCTAAGTTTCTCTTTATTTCGTTCATAGTTTTCTTCCTCGCTATTGGTATATTAACTTTTGTGTTTCTTTTTATGATTGTACTAATATCAATAGGTACAACTGCTTTTTTATACGGTGAAAAATACCTATCGTTAAATATTTGTTTAAACGTTGGTAATTTTGGGTGTTCTTCTTGAGCACGAAGACGGAAATCGTCTATTTTATCAGATCTTACACCTAAATATTCCCGTGGTAATATTCGTTCTATAAACTGAATTACTTCCATTCCGTTATGTATACCCAGTATTCGTATTTCCTGTCTTAACGCATTCAAAAAGTATTGTATATCATACATGGGATGTGACCCCCTAAATATACCCGATTTCGTTTTATAGAATAGTTTAGGGTCGTTATCTACTTCAGGGTTTTTAACGCCATTTACCGTGGATAAACCATAATCTGATATTAATGCCTGTATACCTATATCATGAACTTTTAATGTTGAGTTATTTATTTTATATAATTTAACTCGGGATGGGCTTGATGAATTTATAAGTATATTATCTGCGTGTAAATCGTGGTGTCTAAATGATGGGTACTTTTTTTGTATTCTATACAAATTGTATAAAATTTGTGTTACTATTGTTCTAAAATGTATAGGTAATATATTAGTCTTGTTCTTTTTCAAAAATGATTTTAAAGTACCACTATTTGCATACTCAGAATACATAAATGTTACGTTATTACATTTTTGTATAGAGTAAGTTTTTATACCACCATAAAGAGAAATTCGTTTACCTGTTTTATATTCGTGTGATATATCTTCATTAATAACAATTTTTATAGCAACTTTCTTTTTACATTCCTTATCTATACACCCCATATAGACATCACCGAATGATCCTTGACCAATTTTCTTTGTACCTAAGGAACTTGAGTTTTCTATAGAAAGTGAGATGGATTTATTATGTGGTAAATATAAAAATTTTTCAGGATTACACCCCATACCCTGCATACTTTTAATTAGATTTTTACCTAAATTTTTTTTCTGAGTTGAATTATTTTTTTTATTTTTTGCGAGTTTAGATATAACTTTTAAATTTTTCAAATGGCGTTCACGTTCCATGTTGTGGTCTATTGTAGTAAAATATTTTATTCATCGATAAGATCGTTCATGATCTCCTCTACATAATCGTCATCATTATTGTCTAAACCTTGGAAAGCAAATTTTGGAAGTTTATTGGATTCACCGCATAATACTTGAGATAATCGAACACTTACACCGAATTTATTATCAATAAACCAAACTTGTCCGATTTCAACAATACACATACATTTTTGACCCCTTTCGATATCATCCATACTGATTTGTTCGCGATTAGAATTGTAAACTTCGGATACAAATTCACCCGCTGAATTTGTTTGAACTTTTAGTTTCAGTGTATCTGCATACCCTTCCTTACCCTGTCTAACCAATGGTTTATATAGAGCTTCACGAATAACATTGATATCATATTTTTTACCCAACCATTCCTTAGAATTAGTTGCAACAGTGTTAAGAATAATTTCGTCCAATTCTCTTAATTTAGTTGCTAGTTCCTGTGCTTCTTCGTTGTCGTTATCAAACGACAAATCAAGTGAATATGATGTTTTGTTAGTAGATTCATCTGTGAATGCACTCAGACCAAATGGTGAACGCATGAAAGGGAGTTGTAAGTAGAGTTTCTTTTTGTCACCGCGTGTAAGAACGACGGATTTTCCACCGTTTTTGTTTTTCTTCAGTGCACTGAAGATAACGGTTGATGGTTCGAATTGGTTAGAAACTTGAATATTATTAGACATTTTTTATATATTATATAAGATCAAAAACTTTAAGTGTATTTTTTTCTGATAGTATATTAATAAAAATGTCTTGTACAGGTCATAAAAAAAGTTGGCTATTTAACGATTGTGGATGTGGGTGTAAAGGTAAAAAACAAGAACAAAAGTTTTTGATATCGGTTATGTCTGCTTTGGTTTTCTTTATAATAGCAAACCCAGATACGTTTAGAATAACGCGAAGAATATTTGGTAAATGGATTTCGAGTCCAACTGGATGCCCAACCGGGAAAGGTTTAATGTTCCATACATTGGTATTTCTCTTGGTTGTATGGGGGATGATGAACATAAAACGAGAAGGGTTTGCAATGATGGAACCATCTTCATCAGGACCCGGTCCGTCACCAGAACAAATTATACCAGAGGATGCTGTTATTATTGACGAAATTGATATTTCTGAAGAACCAGTTGTTAAGACTCCATCTCCATCCCCATCTCCATCTCTGAATCGGGAAATGGTACCACCACCAATGGCTGATATGCCTTCTCCGTTACCTGATATGGCAGAAACACAATTTTCACCATTGGACTCTGGGTTATCGTTAGGTGCTTTCGATATAACAGGTGTTCCAGATTCAGCATTACCAGGTGAATTTAATAATGCGGAAACCGTGACATGTCAATGTAGTAATGGTAAAAGTATAACCATGAATTAAAATTCCTCATCAAATTCAATTGAAGTTGAATCTTCATCAATTTTACCATAATCACCAACCCTTTTTTCAAAAAAATTAGTTTTACCATCGAGTGATATATTCTCCATAAAATCGAATGGATTTTTAGTTCCCCAGATTTTATCGTGACCACTTTGTTTTAATAATCTATCGGCAACATATTCGATATATTCCGACATTTTTTCAGAATTCATACCAATAAGACTACATGGTAATGCATCTATTATAAAGTTCTTTTCGATAGAAACTGCATCTTTAACAATTTCTTCAATTACTGATTTATTAGGTTTATGTTTTAACATTTTGAATAATTCAATTGCGAATTCTAAATGTAAACCTTCATCCCTGCTTATAAGTTCGTTACTAAAACAAAGTCCGGGTAACAAACCCCGTTTTTTTAACCAAAAAATAGCACAAAAGCTACCTGAAAAAAATATACCTTCCACACACGCAAATGCAAACAATCGTTCGGCAAAAGATCTATCTTTATTAAACCATTTCATTGCCCATTTAGCTTTGTTTTCTATACACGGTATAGTTTGTATAGCTTCAAAAAGCTGTTTTTTCTCAGAAGAGCTTTTTATATATTTATCAATAAGTTTACTATATGTTTCGCCGTGAACCATTTCATTGTGTTCTTGGTAAGCGTAAAATGATCTAGCCTCCGTGTATTGAACTTCACTTGCAAAATTATCGTTTAAATTTTCAAATACTATACCATCGGAACCTGCAAAAAAAGCAAGAATATATTTAATAAAATGTTTTTCATTATCACTTAAATTTACCCAGTCATCCATATCCTTGGAAAAATCAATTTCCTCAGCTGTCCAATTTGACATTTGTGCCTTTTTATACATAGCCCATAGATGTTCATGTTCTATAGGAAATACGGTAAAACGGTCCAGTGTTGGTAATAACATTGGTTCTGCTTCTTCGAGATAGTCTTGGAAGTCAAAATAAGTTCCAATAAGTTCATCATTGATAAAAATTTGTGGGTATACAGACGCTTGCGCACCACAGCGTCTTTTTAGTTCATCCCTGTCTACTATGATTTTTTTGTTTTCGAGTTTGTATTCTTTACATAAATCAACTGTTAGATCACAGTATTGACATCCTTCTTTTGATAAAATTTCTACTCCCATGTGTGCTAATATTTATAAATATTTTTGTGTGAAAACTTTAAGAATGATTAAAATTTCTGAAATTCAGCCTGGTGAATTAATAAAAGTTTTAGTCAACTTAGAGGACGATATTGAAGATGAAATGTATGCCAGTGTAAAAGAGGTTCACGACGACTACTTGGTTGTTTCGTATTACTCTGAAACATCCCTTACATATAAAGGAGCTAGACTTTATGAACTCGAAAGAAATGAAGAACTTGTTCAGGAGATAAATTTATCAGAACACCATCAGACTGTAAGCGATGATTATTTTTTTAACGTAAAAGACCATCTATATGCCATGATAGATGAAATAGATTCAGATGAAGATAGTAATATAATAGATGAATCAGATGACGATGGTAGCGATTTGAATGATTTTATAGTACCAGATAATCAAATAGACGGTGTTGTTATACCACCATCTAATCATAATATAATCGATAAAGAGTGGAAAGAATGGAACCCAAGAAGTCCTGGTTCTTTAAGGTATAAGCAAATGGTAGATAATATAGAGACATTTGCTAAGATTCAGGCAGATGAAAATAATTTTTAACACCTAAGTTTCGTGTGATAAATATTAAAATTTATAAAATACGTCAATAACATGGAAGAACTGACTGCTATTTGGTCCGATGTGGATCAATTACTAAAAAAACCAATAATGATAAAGTCAGTAGATAATAATTTATGTATAGATTGCAATCACGTTAAAATAATTACAAAAGAAGGTTTACCAACGTGTCCTAACTGTGGATTAGTTGATGATATGTGTATAGATGATCGACCAGAATGGACGAGCGGTGTTACCGAAGATGGAAAGGTTAATGATCCTTCGCGGTGTAGTGCACCTAACGTAAACCCTGAACTTTTTTCACAGGATTGGGGTAAAGGTACTATTATTACAACTAATAAAGCTTCGAGTTATTCGAATAAACGAATGGCAAAAATTAATTTTCATCAATCAATGAATCATAAAGATAGATCATTATTCCATGCATATAAGGATATAGATGAAGCGTGTTATAGATTACCGGATACTGTTGTTAAGGATGCAAAAATGATGTATAAAAAATTTAATGAAAAGAAATTAACACGTGGCGCTGTTAGAACTGGTATAAAAGCAAATTGTGTTTTGTTTGCGTGTAGAATGTCAAAAATTCCTAGGACCACTAAAGAAATATCAGATATGTTTTCAATACAACCAAAGGATTTAAGTAGAACATCACAAATGTTTAAGGAGGTAATGTTGGGTAAAACAACTAACACGTACACAACTTTACCCCATGATGTTATGCAAAGGTTACTAAATTCATTTGATGTTTCCAGAGAAGAACGTTTAAAATGTAATAACATGTGTTCTAGATTGGAGACATGTTCTGATCTTATGAGTAAAACGCCAAATAGTGTTGCTTCAGTTATAATATATATGGTATTGAAACACCGTGTAAATAAAAATGAAATTAACGAAAAATGCGTTGTATCTATACCTACGATTAATAAAATAGAAAATATAATAAAAAAATACTTAGAGGATAAACCGGTTTAATAATAAATGTCAGAAAAACCTAAAGTTTTTATAAGTACACCGTGTTATGGCGGTGTTTGTTTAGAAAAATACATGATAAGTATAGTAAAACTCCAACTTGAATTTATACGAGAAGGTATTCAAATGGTTTTAGATACAACAGAAAATGAAAGTTTAGTTCACCGTGCTAGAAATGTAGCGGTAGGTAGATTTATGCAGAAATCAGATGCTTCACATTTTATATTTATTGATGCCGATATAGATTTTGATCCAAAATCGATAGTGCGTCTAGTTCGTTCTAATCACGAGATTTCCGTATCTTTGTACCCTAAAAAGGTCGTTATGTGGGATCAAGCAAAACACGCTGTTGAAAATGGAGATACTAGAGATATGGCGATGCTTTCTTCGTGTCTAGTTGCAAATGTAGGAGCTACACAAAGGAATGTTGAGAATGGATTTGTTGAAGTTCTAGATGGACCAACTGGTTTTATGGTTATAAAAAGAGAAGCTTTTGAAAAAATGCACGAACATTATACAGATTTAAATTGTAAAAATGATCACCAAAATCGAGACTTTGATGATTATTGTGCCGTGTTTGATTGCATGATAGATCCAGACACTAAAAGATATCTTTCGGAGGATTATGCATTTTGCAGAAGGTGGCAACAAATTGGGGGTAAAATTTACGCAGATGTCCATACAAGTTTAGGTCACATTGGTAATTTACCATTTTCTGGATGTTTAGAAGAAAGGCTTAAGGCTTAGCGTTTTTAATACATAAAATGAAATTTGCTTCTATAATAGTTACTCGTAATAAATCATGTCACGTAAAAACTTTACACACTATTCTTAGATTTAATTTATTTTGTTTACAAAGAGGAGGTGTTGAAAATGAAGTTGTTTTTGTTAACGATGATCCTTTTGAAAAATCCGAAATAATTCATAGGTACATGAAAACACACGAAAGATTGTTTTTTGTTGATTATGGTATTCATGTAGATGACGAATCATTAAAAATACTTTTCCAAAATCATGATGGTATTGGCTGTTTAGTTCTACCAGGTGTTAAAGAGGGTATAGATTGGAACATGTTTAAAAATAAAGTAAAGAATAAATCTAAAGAACCGGTCGAACAATTAGGATTATCGTTTGATACAGTGGTTGACCGTAATAAAAAAATTTCCGATGGTATTTATGTAGTGAGTACAACAAGTGCAAAATCGTGGCTTATGTTAACTAAAAATGTAATTAAGCACATAAAAGATAAAAAATCATCTAATTTTAAAATATACCCTAAATTAGAAACCATGTTTTCTAAATTTAAGGAGTCAGGTGTCAAAATTCATGCGTATACAAAAGCTAAGTTAGTCATGACATATAATCATGAATGTATAAGTAACATTTTAAACGCGTACGGTGTTAAAAGTAATTAAAGAATATAATTAAAATATAAAACAAATGGTACGTATTTTTGTAAAGAAGGAAGATCATCTTTACAAATATGCGATTCGATTCATGGAAGAATCGTGGGGTACTTTAGGTAAAGGTATATTTCCGGGATGTCAACCAATATCTATAGAAAGAAAACATTTTGATACTTTATCAAAAAATGATTACGTTGTTTGTGAGAAAACGGACGGTGTAAGATATATGATGTTAATATTTCAATATGGAAATAAGAGAATATGTGCTTTTATAAATCGTGCTTTAGAAATGTTTACGGTTCAATTAAATTTTAGACTCTCTGTATATAAGGGTACAATATTTGAAGGTGAATTATACGATAACATGTTTATGATTTATGATTGTTTAATGACATGCGGTGAAGTGGTGGGAAATAAGAATTTTTTGGAACGTTTGGAGTATTGCGAAAACACGTGTAAAAAGGCACTTATTTTACCAACAGATGCAATTACATTAAAAGTAAAGAAGTTTCATTTACATGATGAATTTAATGAATTTATGGATAAGTATCTTCCAACTGTAAAACAGGAGATGGATGGTCTTATTTTTACACCTATAAATGAAAGTATTCGAATAGGAACTCACGAAACCATGTTTAAATGGAAACCGAGAAATAAAAATACTATCGATTTTCTTGTTAAAAAGGGTCCAACTGCGGAAACACCTGGGTGTGTACCTGGTACGTATGTATGGAGATTATATATACAAGATAGGGGCAAGCATATATTTGAGTCATCTATACCTATTGACCGCATGTCAGAATATAAATGGTTAAAAGAAAATGATATTGTTGAATGTATGTATGTTACATGGGAAAAGGGACCTTTTTGGTGGAAACCAATAAAGAGAAGGACTGACAAAACATTTCCAAATAGTAGAAGGACATTTTATCGAACCCTTGTGAATATTAAAGAGGATATTCAGATGAAGGAGTTTTTAGATTGTAGACCAGGACGAAGTGATTATCTTCTTTAGGAAAATTGTTTAATTTACCTAAATTATCGTCATCTTGTATTAACCAATCGTCGCCACGTTTTATAATAGACATGTAATGACCACCGTATTGAATACCTTTATGAATTATACTGGATCTTAAATTGTATACATTATCATCTAATATTAGTTGTTCTTCGATTTCGACATAACTTTTTTTATCAAAAGAAATGAATAGTATTTTTGGATATTTTAAAAACGTAGTCCTAGTAGTTGCAACGTGGTGTTTTTTACCATTGTTATCGACATAATCTTCAAGTGTATTCCATTTGTAACTTTTTTCTATCATTTTTTTCAAACACTTAATATTTCTTTCTACATTTAGTATATGAATACAAAATGGACTTTCGTATGTATTTTTGCTTACAGGTGATATAGTTACTTGTTTAGTTTTACCATATATTAATTCTTTTATAAAAGGGTAACTTTTTTCGAGTATATCTATTATACAAAAAACTGCGTCCTGTGCATCATGTGGTTCTCCTATTTTAAATCGTGGAAATACTTTAACAAACTCATTTAAAATTGGACCAATAGTAAAAACTTTAACATCATGTGTTTTGAAATAAATGTGAATAAGTTTTTCGTATTCTTTTGTAAATTTACATTCACCCGTATATTTGTTATCTATTATATGCGCTGATATTTCATGTACGTGCAATAATAATTGAATAGCTGAATTAAAATAACACGTATTTCCCAAATTTATAAAACCATGCATATAAAAAAAGGTGATAAAAAAGGCTTAAGAAGAAGACGCGTTTTATAAAATGTAATAAATAAAATGGACGTTCATAAACTTTGTGACGAGATTAAACCAATTCTTGATAAGTACAAAAATGATAAATACGTTGAAATGGAATTCAGATTAGGTAAATTCAACGGTACATTTTTTGATACGAACGTTGGTAAAGATGCCTTCTACAAATTCAAGGAAGGTTTAGAGATATATACTGGTTGGGAAAAAATTGTTCATTCATCGTGTGAAGTTTACTATCGTAATAACCACAATAATAGATTATCTATAGATCAAAATACAGAGGAAGATACACTTATTTGCAAAGAAAAAATCCTTACACAAGATTTTAAACATTTGAATAAATCACCTTATGATATAAGATTTAATGTATCCCATGAAATACCTATAGAAGATACAGGTGATAATCAATGGGATAGAAATAAAATTAAAGAGCGTTTCTCTTATATTAGAAAGAATTTGTCTATTGACATGACTATATGTTCCGGTATGGTTCAAGACATGGATGCCGAAGATTCTCATACGTATCAGGTCGAGTTTGAAATAATCGAACCAAATAAGGTTGATGATATAGATACATTATTTAAAATTATTCATAAAATTAAGGATTTTTTTAATATGAGTAATTATATATGTTAATCTGGGTATTAATTTTATGTTTAGTTTTATTCA